GGTTTGCAGTACCGTCTACGTCAGCTAAAGAATTTAGTAGTAAAAGGTCAAGTCACGAATATAAAGGCTTGCCCGGAATGCTGGAACCCAGACCAGCCACAGTTACATCTAGGGGAATTTGTTATTGAAGACCCACAGGCTGTGCGCGACCCAAGGCCAGATTCCGCTGAGTTAGTAGCAAGTAGAGATATTCAATGGGGGTGGAACCCTGTAGGATTCAACAATAATGAAGGGCTTACTCCTGATAATTTAGAAGGAACCGGAGCCGTAGGAACTGTAACAGTAACAACAAGTTAGGAGTTACGAGATGAAACAGAAACAACCGAAAGTAACCAAGATGGCGAACCAGCCTAAGATATACAAGGTTGCTGATTGCTGTAACCAGCCGATTGATATGAAGACCAGCGGCGTAAAAACTCGCGGTAACGGCGCAGCTACCAAAGGCACGATGGCCCGTGGCCCAATGGCATAAGAGGTAATTCTGGTGAACTACACCGAATTAAAGACAAATATCCAAGACATTTGTGAGAACACGTTCACAAATGACCAGCTTGCTATGTTCACAGAACAGGCAGAGCAAAAGATATATAACAGCGTACAAATACCTGAACTGCGCCGGAATCAGACTGGTAACGTGACTTCTGGGAATAAGTACCTGATATACCCGACGGATATGCTGTATGTGTTCTCTTTGGCTCTAACAGACGGTGATGGCAACTTCCAGTATTTGCTCGATAAGGATGTCAACTTTATTCGTGAAGCCTACCCAAACCCTAATACCACGGGGGTCCCCAAGCATTATGGGTTCTTTGACGATACTGCGTTTATTTTAGGGCCGACACCGGACAGCAATTACGTAGTAGAGCTTCATTATGGCTATTACCCTGAATCCATTGTTACTGCCGGTACGACGTGGCTTGGGGATGAGTTTGACTCCGCCCTACTAAATGGTGCGCTTATTGAGGCTATTAGGTTCCTTAAAGGTGAGCCTGATATGGTTGCTTTGTATGAGAAAATGTACGCGCAATCCGTTGTTCTACTTAAAAATCTTGGTGATGGTAAGATGCGTCAAGATGCGTATCGGTCTGGTCAAGTTAGAAAAGAGGTAGCTTAATGCTGGGCACAGCGGCAAAGAATGATATTGGGTTTGACGTAAAGGTAGTTACTACGCAGAACCGTGGGCACACGCCAGAGGAGCTTGCTGAGAGGGCATTGGAAAAGATGCTGTCCATCAGTGAAACCGCTGATCCAGCGATTAAAGCCCAAGCATACGCATATAGGGATCGGATTAAGCATTTACTGGTCTTCTATATGCAAGAGGCGATTCGCTCAGATAGGACGACTATTTGCGCCGAGTTAGCAAAACAGGGCCACGCTGACTTGGCTCGAATTATCAGTAAATTATGAGGTAATTATCATGGCAATTACACAAGCAATGTGTACGTCTTTTAAGGTTGAACTGCTTAACGGCATTCACGCTTTTGGGACTACTGTAGCCCGTGGAAGCACCACTGCTGACACAATGAAAATAGCGTTGTTTACTAGCTCTGCAACACTGGATGCAACTACTACGGCTTACAGCACTTCAAACGAAGCATCTGGCACCGGCTATAGTGCGGGTGGAAATACGCTGACTACCGTGGCTCCTACAAGCTCTGGCACCACAGCCTACACTGATTTTGCAGATACCACTTGGTCTACATCTACCATTACTGCTAGGGGCGCGTTGATTTATAACAGCACTCAGTCTGACAAATCAGTAGCGGTTCTGGACTTTGGTTCCGACAAGTCTTCGTCTGCCGGTGACTTTACTATTGTATTCCCGACGGCGGACGCTAGTAACGCGATTATACGGATAGCCTAATATGGCTGACGTAAGAGTCGTATTTGAGGGTTGGGGTCGAGGCCCGTGGGGTTTTGGCCCGTGGGGTGAAGGAAGTTATGGCACCTTCGAACTCACTGCGTCTCTTGGAAGTGAAACGGTAACCACTGGCGTTGGTGTCAGTGTTACAGGCGTTCAAGGCACCACAACGCTAGGGAATGTAGTTGCCAATGCTGACGGTAATGTAGATGTTCTGGGCCAAGCCGCTACGGTAAGTCTGGGAACCCCGACCGTCTCAGGTGCCGCGAATGTAAGCGTTACGGGGGTTGCTGGAACTACGGCCCTTGGAAGTGCCACAGCTACAGGCGATGCAAACGTAAGTGTAACCGGGGTTGTTGGCGCTACAGGGCTAGGTACGACAGCAGTAATAGGTAACGCGAACGTATATCCGACGGGCGTTGCTGGAACGGCTACACTAGGCTCCGCTATAGTAATAACAATAACTTACGTCAACGTCACGGGCGTTGCCGCTAATAGCGCGGTAGGTACGGTAAGCCTAAGTTTGGGTGCCACAGCGTTCCCGACAGGCGTACAAGCAACTGGACAGGTAGGAACGGTCTTGGTTTGGGGTCAAATAATCCCCAATCAGACAGCGAATTGGGTAGAAATAGTCCCAAGTCAAACAGCGAATTGGGTGGATATTGCGGCATGAAGACGATAGCACAAGCAGTTAATTTAGACAGCGGTATAGACCCCAAGCACGAAATTGAGATTTTGTGTGCAAATTGTGGTTTTGATCTGGACGAATCTGAGTTATCAGCGGATACTTGTTCTGACTGCGGGGAAGCGCTTAACTTGCGGAAAAACTTAAAGATTTATGCCACCAGCGTCCCTGCGGCACAAGGCCATACAATGGGTTGAGGTAAAAACAATGGCTACTTACACTAACAACTTACGCCTAAAAGAAATCACCACGGGTGACGAAGACGGTACTTGGGGCACTAGCACTAACAACAACCTCGATCTTATTGCCGAGTCTCTAGGATATTCTACTCAGGACGGCTTTGCATCTGACGCAGATGCCACTACAACAGTAGCAGACGGCACTACTGACCCTGCCCGCGCGTTGTATTTTAAAGTTACCTCTAGCGCAACCCTTACAGCTACTAGAACACTCACAATAGCCCCTAATACAATATCTAGGGTCATGTTCATCGAGAACGCTACTACCGGCTCTCAAAGTATTCAGATTAGTCAGGGAAGTGGCGGAAATGTAACTGTAGCAAATGGTAGCTCAAAACTTGTCTACCTAGACGGCGCTGGTGCAACTGCGGCTGTAATAGATATAAGCACGAGTCTTTCGTTAGCGTCAACTTCAGGGTCTTTTGCAAATCTTACCGTTACTAGCACAGGTAATTTTAGTGGTGCAACAATCTCTAATCTGGGCACAGTTACTACAGCCGATATAAACGGCGGTACAGTCGATGGTGTGACCATAGGTGGCGCTTCTGCTGGCGCGGGGACTTTTAGTTCTCTTACTGCTTCCACAGCGGACATCAACGGCGGCACAGTCGATGGTGTGACCATAGGCGGGGCTTCTGCTGGGGCAGGGACTTTTAGTTCTCTTACTGCTTCCACAGCGGACATCAACGGCGGCACTATAGATGGTGTGACAATAGGTGGCGCTTCTGCTGGTGCGGGGACTTTCAGTTCTCTTACTGCTACGACAGCCGACATTAACGGCGGCACAGTCGATGGCGTGACTATAGGTGGGGCTTCTGCGGCGGCTGGAACCTTTACTACGCTTGCAGACCAAGACGGCAGTGTACGAGCAATACCGCCTGTGGGCACTAAAACATCTAGCTATACCCTTACGACCTCTGATGTGGGTCAGTATGTACAGGTGGGTAGCGGCGGTTCAATTGTCATCCCAGATGCTACTTTTTCCGAAGGCGACGCCGTAAGTATCTTTAACAACACCACTGGAAGTGTAACCATAACCTGCTCTATAACAACAGCTTATGTAGCTGGAATTGATTCGGATAAAGCCAGTGTAGCTTTGGTTTCAAGAGGTGTTGCCACTATTTTATTTATCTCCAGTACGGTTTGTGTAATTACAGGAAACGTAAGCTAATGAGTGGTATTCATTTAGCAATTCTAGGAGGTCGTGGAGAAAACTTAGTTTCGCTTCTTACCGTAGCAGGAGGCGGCGCGGGCGGTAGTTTTTATGCCGGAGGTGGCGGTGCTGGTGGTATGAATAGCACTGCAAACATTAAGCTAACTCCCGGGACTACTTATACTGTTACGGTTGGTGGCGGTGGCACATCAACAAGCTTCACCGGTAATTCGGGTAGCGGTTCTTCTTTTGGAGCCTTATTGTCTGTTAGCGGTGGTGGCGGTGGCGGTGGTCAAAACAACTCCGGGGTCAGTGGTGGTTCAGGCGGTGGCGGTGCCGGTACAGGTGGTGGTTTCGCCCCGGG